CTGCGGTGAACGCACCCAGCAAGTTGCCCTGGCTGACGCCGTTCAGCGTCACAATACCGCCTTGCGACGCCACGACACCAAGCAGTGCGCTCGATGCCATTCCAGCGAATGTCGCCGTGCCGAGACACACGCCAGTGGCAGCGTTCGTCAGCGTAGTAAACGCACATTCCCAGTAGTATTTACCAGTTGTCAGCACACGATCCAGGCTACGCACGCCAGGGTTGGCCCCCGTCATGGTCGCGACAAGATTGCCGCCGCTCAGTGTGCAGTTAGCAAGATCGGAGGGGTTCCACGTTGTTGGCATCAGGCGGTCACCACCGGCCCGATGTTAACGTTGTTCACCGCAACCGGCGTCCACGTGCTACCGGTCGCAGGGTCCGTCGCGTCAGTGCGCCATAACCACTGCCATGACGTGCTCAGCGCCGTGCTGGTGCTCTGCACCGTGGTCGCGCCACTCTTGAGTTGCACCGCGCCGTTGCGGGTGCCGGCGTCGCTCTTCTGGATGAAGCCGCGCGTGGTCACCGCGACAACGCTGACCGGCGTCGCAGCCAGTGCGGCGATGCCGTAGAGATCGCTCTGGCCTGCGGTAGCGCTGAACACGTAATCCGTCACGCCGTTCTGCTGCGGCTCATCCACGGCCGAGAAGTTGGTGGCGCCCGTATTGCGGCTGAACTGCACACTCACATCGCTCGCGGGCATGCGGGTGTAGCAGCGGATGTCGCCCACGAACGGCACGCTGGCGGCGTCGCTGCGCCAGAGCAGGTCGTCGATCTGCTGCGCGCCAACAGCAGCTTGCATCCCCACCTGAAGCTTGTTCGCGTAAGAATTGGCGCCTGGACGTGTGTTCAGTGTCGCGCCACTATCGAAATCGTCGCTGGCGTTGCCGTTCTTCCGCGCGCGGAACCGCCCTGCTGTGGGTGAGATGACCACCTCGAACTCGAACGCGAACCAGGTGTTCGCCGCCGTTACCGCTCCGGTGTAGGTCGCGAGCACCGAGCCGGCTGGTGTGGCTGAGGTGAGCAGAACCACGCCGTCCGACCTGAACACGATGCAGCACTGGTTGGTCGCGCCATCACTGAACTGGAGATACATACCGAGCGTCGTGCCGCTGAGCACAGCGGTCTGACGGAAGGCAACGACGATATGATGCGCGGCGTCGTTAACCCCGCTGCTTTTTGTAACGGCGATGGTGCCGTTTTGATTGCTAATCTGTAATGCCTGGCCGCCAGCGAAGCGGCCCGCTTGAAGCGTAAAAAAACCCGTGCTGCCACTGTCCCAGTAACCCGCCACCGCATCAGCGGTTGCTGCATAGAGGTCGAACCCGTCACCGAATGTCCAGGCCATCGCGCTACACCCGCTGCGTCATGATGCTCAGACCCACGTCCGCGAGCGTCGCGTCCTGCGCGGTCGGAGCGGTGAGCTGCAGCACGTCGCCAATCGCCAGCGAGCCGCCGGCACCCGCCAGCGTCACCGTACCACCCGTGCCGATCTGCACGGTGCCCAGCGCCAGCGTGGCGCCCGAGCGAATGCGGGTGAGCGTGAAGGTCGCCGCCACAGTCGGGTTGGTCACCGCATAGCCGACGCTGCCCGCCAGGCCGCTCGCCACGGTCAGCGCCATCGCCATCGGCACATACACGCTGGCATTCGCCGCGGGCCTGCCGCTGAACGGAAACGCTATCGGCACCTGCGCCACCTCGGTCGGCAGTTGGGCGTAGGAGATCGGCGCCCCGCCGGTATTCGTCGCGATGACCCACTGCGTGCTGTTGCCGTCGTTGTAGCCAACGTAAAGCTGCGTGCCGGCTGAATCGAACCACAGCGCGCCGGCGGTTGGCGTCGGCGCAGTGTCCGAGATGGTGATGGACGCGCCGTCCGCACCGGCGGGACCGGCCGGGCCTTGTGGCCCAGTGGCACCCGTGGCGCCTGTCGCACCGGTATCGCCCTTCGGACCCTGTGGGCCGGTCGCACCGTCTACACCGTCAGCTCCGTCCTGGCCGTCAACTCCGGCCGGTCCAGCCGGCCCCTGTGGCCCCGGAGGCCCCGGTGGCCCGCGCCAGTTCTCACCGGTCGGATCTGGCGGGATTGTCGGCGGCGGCAGCGTGCCACCAAAGTCCAGCCCGTCGTCCGGACAGGCCGCCGCAGTGCTGCCAAACGCCAGCCCGTCTGCCATCTAGAAGTAATCCACCCGCACGGGCCGGCCTGACGGCTCCAGCGCCACGATCTGCGCCAGCGCCCGGTTGGCCAGCATCTCCTCCGCGGGATCAGCGCGCTTGTCGAACAGCGGCGCCAGGCGGTTCGCGGCGAGCTGCTCATACGGCATCTCAGCGGGACCGGGTATGTCCTGCGAGGTCCACCGCGCCACACCGCGCGCGACCAGATTGTCATGCACCGCCATCACGGCGTTCTCCGCGCTCTCCGGCGCCGCCAGCACCTGCGCCATGCGCCGCACCCGCGCCTCCATCACCGGCAGCATCTGCGGGTCCACCTGCTTGCCGAATGACGACGCCAGCGACATCGCCACGAGCCGCGTGTATTCCTCTGCCACAGCCATCGGAATGCCGGTGTTGGGCCACGACACCGACGCCTGCGAGGCGAGCGACGCCTGCACCTCGGTGACCTTGGCCAGCGCCAGGTTCTTTGCCCGGATCACGCGCGCCACGGTGGCGATGCGGCCCTCGAGCAGCGCGATGACCGCCGGATCGGCCGGCTTGCCGAATGCCGATGCGAGATGGAATGCGGTGAGGCCCGCATATTCTTCCGACACCGCGTCGGTGATTTCCGCCGATGTCCAGTCGCAGATGCCTTGCGCCACGAGCGACGAATGGACGGCCTGCACGGTGTTCTGGGCGAGCGTCTGGTCGGCGGCAATCGGTGTTTCGTCGGCGGCGATCACGCCGAGTTTCTGCAGCGCCGTGGTGGCGATGGTTGCGGTTGCAACCACCGTGGCCTGCGACAGCGGCACCTCGTCGGTAGCGATGATGCCCAAATCGACCAGCGCGTTGTTGGCGATATCGCCGGGCGAGACGCTGGTGTTGAGCAGCGGCCGGTCGGCAACCGGCACGACGGAGACGCCAAGCCGGCGCAGGGCGCGTTCAGCGATTACCGCAACTGTGGTCATTGAACGCGCCCTCGCTCGTCAGTCCGCCGCGCCGCGCACGGGCGGCGGCTCCGGGTCCGGCAGGTCCTCCTGGGCAATGCCCGCTGCCAGCGACGACATGCGCGTCGCCTTGCCGCTCGGTGGCGCGACGAACTGCGGATCGGCGGCTATCTTCGCCTGCTGCTCCTCGCGCCGCTTCCGTGCCTCGAGTGCCTCCGGCGTCGGTGGCGGGCCGCTCGGTGCGATGGGATCGAGGCCCAGCGCGACCAGGTGCGCGTCCCGCGCCATGGTGTTCTCCTCGATGGTGCCACCAGCGCCGCCGCGCGCGCCTTTGCTGCCATCCTCATTGTAATCGAGGATGATCTGCGCGCCGATGGACGCGGCCGCCATTGCCTCCCGCTGCTCGGCCTGCGCCTTCTCTACGGCCGCCTTGTCCGCGGCGGACTGTTGCGGCCTGCGGCGCTCCTGCCGTTCCCGCTCCTCCCGCTCTTCGCGGCGCGGCGTGTGGTCCTGCTCCGGCGTGCGGGCTGCCGGACCCGCGCCAGGATGCGGGCGCTCCCGGTCGCCGTTCTCGTGTGGTTGCTGTGCCATGTGTGTCTCCTTACGCGTCAGGCTCTGCGGCCGACCAGATCGTAACCACGCCGTTGTCCACCGGTTTGGTCTGGTCAACGGTGGGATCGGTGCCGAACCGCAGCTTGGCCACGCCCCTGATCTCCATCACGCCAACGCCCTCGAAAAACCCGTAGTCGCGTGAGTTGGTGATGGTGGTGGTCCGCTGTGCCCAGGCGATGCCGATGGCCTGTGCGCCGCAGAGGTAGGATGCAGCGGCATCGACGGTGGCGCCGGCGCCGACATCGGCGAGCACCGGCAGCTCCGGGATCTCGCGGATGATCATGCCATTCCACAGGATGTCGCCTGCGGTAAACAGCGGGTTATTGCGCCCGCGGTCCCAGGCATATTGCAGGCTGTTGACGATGGTCGGGTCCTGCATCAGGTCGCGGAACGGCAGGGACGGCACGAACACCACGAACCATTCCTCATCGTTGTTGATGCGGATTGGCCGGATGGCGGGCTTTGCGGTGCGCGCGATACGCTTGGCCAGGGTGAGTTGCGCCGCGGTGAGCTTGTCGGCGGTGTTGTCGATGGTGGTCAGCGCGGTGGCATAGACGCCTGACACCGCGTTGCTCTTGGAGGCGCCGAACAGCACGCGGTCGGCGTTGTTGACAAGCCATGTGTTGCGCTGTGCGGCGCTCGCCGAGCCGTAGCTGATCTGCACGTCGCCATCGGCGGTGATGGCACCGAGCGAGACGATGATGTCGCTGCGGAGTTTGTTGGAGGCCCAGTTCTTGAGGTTGGTCCGCCCGGCCTGCAACAGATCGATGACGGATTTCTGCTTGTCCCAGTCCGATACAGCGACGGCGTGGCGAATGACGCCAACCGGCACTTTCAGGGAGCGGGCATTGATGACCTCTTCGTTGCCCTCGAGGACGGTGTTGCCGGTGACGCCGGCACCCGCGAGAGCGCGGACGGTCGGGAAAACTACTGAGTCGCCTGATTTGCGTGTAAGGTCAGTCTGTAGCTGGATCATCGAGTCCATATCGGACCCGAAATACGGGGTAAACTGGTTATCCCGTAGGTATTCGACCCAGAATTCTTCTTGCCATTGGATCGGCGTTAGTCCCGGTCTTGCCGGGGTTACATTCATGTCGGCCATAGTTCAGGTGCCTATTGGGCATGGGTTCTTTCCTCTGGGTTTCGCCCGATAGACCTCGGCGGCAGGTGCGACGGAAAGCGGCCCGTCAGCGGCCGATGCGCCCGTAACCTCGGCGGCAGGAACCACGTGCCTGGGGAGACGCCCGATTAACCGCGGCGGCCGGTGCGGCTATGGTCAGTGGGACGCGAGCGTCAGCGGCGGTTGGCCATCCGGTGCTCGCGGAAATAGTTGGCGGCCTGCGTATCGCTGAGCGGGCCGGACCATTGCGGTGCGGTGCGTGGCGCGGCGGAGCGCACGTTGGCCAGCGACGGCGGCATGTTGGGTGGCGGCGTGTTGGCGGGTGTAGCTACGGCCGGCGGCATCTGTGCTGCCCGCTCGGCTTCCCACTCGGCGCGCAGCTTCGCCTTGTATTTCTCCGGGTCCTCGATCTCGTGCAGCAGCTTCTGGCGCTCGACCTCGCGGCGCACCCATTCGAACGGGTGCCTCTGCTGCTGCATCCTGTGCCACAGCGTCGGATCGCGTTGCGCCAGCCCGATGAACTCCTCCACCGCCTTGTCCACGACCTCGTCGCCGTGCAACTGCCGCGCCAGCAGCTCGCTGGTGTTGTAAACCGCATTCTGCGCCTGCTGCGCGGCATACAGCGCCGGGTCCTGCTGCGGATCTGCAAAGCGGAACTGCGGCTCCTGCTGCGGCTGTGGCCGTGCTGCTGCCTCGCGCTGATTCTGCAGCTGCTCGAGCTGCTGGCGGCGCTCCTCGGCCAGCGCCTCGGCGCGTGATGCCCGGTCCTTCCAGTCCTGCCGCTTGGTGCGCTCGTCGATCAGCGCCTGGCGCGGCACCGCCGGCTCACCGTCGCGGGCATCGCGTGGCGGCTCGTCCTCGTCGGTTTCCGGCGCCTTGGGCGGCGCCTGGGTGGGCTGCGGCTTGTCCGGCTCCTGATGCGGCGGCTCCGGTGGCGGCGCCGCTGGCGGCTCTGTGGCGGGCGGTGCGGGCGCGTCCGGCGCGTTGGCAGACAGGAAAGCCTCGAGCTTGTCGTTAGCCATGTTAGTTCCTAGAGTTTGGCGGCGCGGCTAGGGTAGCTTCCGAACGCCGAGGCCTCCGACCTCGGCTGCCGCGCGCTTACCGTTGCTGTGTGGGCCTTGGCTGTGGCGGGTTGAGCGTGGCCTGCGCCTGCGCCAGCTTCTGCACGACGGAGGCGCGGTCAGATGCCGCCTTGGCCTGCTTGGCGTCGAGGTCGGCGCGCTTGGTGTGCAGGTCGGCCATCTGGTGCGCGAGATCCATCGGCGTCAGCGGCGGCACGCCGCCCGCGGTGCCGGGTGCGGACGGCGCATCGGGCGCCACCCACGGCTGGCCGGCCGGTGGCGCGCTGAAGTCGGAATGCATCGAGTGCAGGTTCTTGACCGAGTTGATGCCGCGCTCCTTGGCCAGCGCGAAGTCCGCCTGTGCCTTGGCCTCCTTCTGCGACACCTCGGCCACCGCGTTGCGCTCAATCAGCGGCGCCATCTTCTGCTGCTGCGCCGCCTTGGCCTCGGCGTGCTGCTTCATCATCGCCAGCAACTGGTCCTTGTCGCGCAGACTGCTCGCGGCGATCAGCACCTCGGGCGGGATCAGTCCCGGCTGCATCCCGGCGAGCTGCACCAGCGTCTGGAAGTTCTCCGCCGCCATCGCGGGCACATCGACGCCCTCGCTGATGGTGATATCGACATCGAGGCCGGCGATGTCGTTCTCGATATTGACGACCTGCTGCAACTGCATCGCCGTCTGCGGGTTGGCGGCCGCCTGCTGCAGTTGCTGCATCGCCATCTGCTGTTGCTGCGGGTCGAGCTTGGCGATCTGCGCTGCCATCTGCTCACCCACCGTCACCGGGCGGTTGAGGCCGACCCAGCGCAATTCGCCCAGATCGTCAGTCACGCGCAGCCATTTCGGCCCGGTCCAGTATTCCCGGACCGCCATCCACGCCATCTCGTAGACGCGCCGCGACCACCAGCGCAGGCTGTCGGCCAGCGGCTCATTCTGCGTGGCCCCGCCCGCCTGCTGCGCCAGGATCGCGCGGCCGCTCAGCTCGCGGCTTTCGGTGCCCGACATCGCCGCATTCGGCCCGGACAACTGCATTTCGGCCGTGGCGTGTTGTAACAACTGAAACTGTCCGAGCGCCATCTCGCCGCCCGGCATCACCTCAAACCGCATGCCGGCGTTGACCTCGACATAGCCGTCCGGCCGCGCGAGTTCCTGCCGCGCCGCGTCCACGTCCTTGACGGCGCCCTTCTCGGCAATCGTCTGATGCACGCTGAGCAGATGCAGCGCCTTGGACCGCCGCTTGTTGATTTCGTCCTGCAGCGAAATCAAATTCCTCACCATGCCGTAGCGGCGGTTCTCGCGGTCGATATAGGCCGACTGCAGCAGGATGCCGCAGGCTGACTTGCCGTGGCGGTCCTTGAACGGCGAGGCCACCGGATCGGTGAGCAGCCCGCCCTTGGTGTAGGTTGCCTGCCACCATGTGCCGCTGCGCACCCAGTGGCATTGCACGACACGCACGCGGCTGCGGCGGTTGTCGCTCCACACCACGTTGTCGGGCCGGTCGCTGTAGCTGTCGATGCCGGAACCTGACTGAAACGACGCGTCGATCACGTCCGCCGCACCGGGATACAGTTCCTCCACCGCGTCGCGGTCCATCCACACCACGGCGCCGAGATAGCGCGCGTCACTGAAGTCCGGGCGTCGGCTGTGCGGGTCGTACCACAGCCGGTCCCACGGCACGTGGGTGATGACGATGGAGGTGCCGCCCTGGCCGTCGTCCTCCAGCGTCAGCTCCACGCCGCCGTAACCCTCGACCAGCATCTCCTCGAACACCGCCGAGCGTGCCAGCGGATAGTTGTTGTCGTCGGCGATGTAGCGCAGCGCCTGGGTGGCGGCGTCGGCGCGGTCCTCTTCCGATGGCGTGCGCGGGAAGGCTTTCGGGTCGGTGCGGGCGCGCCGCTCGAGGCCGCACAGCATCGCCACCTTGTCGTGGATCTTGTTGATGGTGATTTCCGGCTGGCCACGCTCGCGCAGGGCTTTCTGTTCCTCGGTGGTCCACTGGTAGCCGTCGTAGTAATTGCGCGACTGCTCGGCGAACTCGCGCTCGTGGCGCGATGCCTGCTCGCTGTCCTCGAACCACTGTTTCAGTTCGCTGTGCAGTTTGCCGAGGTCGCCGGGATAGACATCGACGGCCGCTGCCGGATCGGTGCTGCCCGGGCCGATGTGGCCTGTCAGGCGGTGCGCCCCGTAGCGCTCCTGCGGTACTGCGAGTGCTTCGCTCATCGGTATTCCGTCGCCTGACTTTCATGCAGCGACTGCGCATAGGCTTCCGCGCTCTCCGGCGTATCAAAGATGCCGAGATGCTGACCTGTTGCGTAGTAGTATTTGATCGCTTCGTCCGGCGGCACGACGCCGCGACCTTCGATGACGGTCGGCACCAGCACCTGGCGCCCGTGCTCGTCCTCGAAGTTCATGCTGCGCACTGTGGAGATGCTGCCATCGGCGTTGCGCACCACGGGCCTGCGGTGGGTGTTGATGTTGCCCGGCACCACGAGGCCTGATGCGGTCGGGCCAGGACGGTCGAACAGCGAGCCGGCGCCGCTCTGCATCGCCATGCCGAACAATGGGTTGATCGTGCTGCCGCTCATCGGATCAATCGCTGTGGGTTTCCGTCACCGAACCGGCGAACCGGAGCGCTCGGTGACCACACGCCTGCCAACGGCGCCACTCCCCGTGGCAGAGTGGGTCCGTCCCGGCCCGGAAGGTCTGGTCAGTCCTTGCGTTGGCGCGCAGCCACGCGCGTTGCAACAGACGGATCGTGCAACACGATGAAGTCGCCAAAAGCTTTGCGGCGCGGGTTCTTCAGGTCGCCCAGCGATACATGCACGCCAGGGAAGCCTGCCGCCTTAGCCTCGCTCAGCGCATCCTTCAGGTAATTATCCATATCCAGCGCCGAGTAGATGTTGCCATCGTAGTATTCATCGAGGTGCTTCTGCGCGCTGTCATATCCCTCAGACTTGGCCCACGCCTCTAAATCGGCCTTGGCGTCCTTCTGATAAAGCGGCTTACCGATCTCAAACTCATGGACGACCGGCCCATAATGCTCGGCATGTTCCGGGTTGGTGGTCAGGTAGTATTCGTCCGCGTGTTTCGCATCTGCGGTCCATCGATCGCTCATGGCACCCGAGCCAACCTTCGAGCGATCCAGCGTGCTGAAGTCCTCGAGGCTCCCGTGGAATGCCCGCAATCCTGGTGTCGTTGTGCCCATGAGCAGAGCATCACCAACCTGCCGCGTCGCGTCCACTGCGCCCTTAGTCGTCGGATGACCACCCTCCCACACCTGGCCGCCGGTCCACAGCCCGCGCTCCTGCGATATGCGCTGCTGCTCATCCAGCTTGGCCTGGATCGCCGCCCACGCCTGATCTGCGGCGCTGGCGTAGGATGGCCGCGGCGCCAGCGGCGTCTGACGCAGCAGCACGTTGGCCTGCGGGTCGTCCGGTGGCTGAAACCAGTCACCGAGCAGGGCGTTGCGCGAGCCGCTCACTTCTTCCGCTCAGGCAGCTTCCTGGTGCCGCGCTTTTTGTCGGCTGCCACAAAGTCTTTCGCCACCGACACTGGAATGCCGACCTTCTTCGCAAACGCAGGGCTATGGGCCGCAGCCTGCATAGTGCGTTTCTGAGCCTTGCTGGATGATGGCATTGTTGTGTGATCCAGTCGCTGTCTATGCTGGGCTGGCGTGCGCCAGGACCGCGGCGTTGGGCAGCATCTGCGACACCAGGGTCGCCGGCAGCCATATCGGCCTGTCAGGCTCGATCTGGACGATGTGCGAGCCGTCATAGAGCGTGCAGGCCCTCGGCATCACAACCAGCGCCATCTGCATCCCTTTGTAGACCAGGCTGCGCGCCACCCATCGGTCGTACGCATCACCGGCGCTCTGCTTCACCGTCTCCGGCGTTTCGTGGTAGCGGCGCAGTTGCACCTCAAACCATGTCGGCAGCCTCTGCGGCGGTGGCTTGGGTGGCGGCGGTGGATCAAAATAACCCGCCTCCTCTTCCCGCCTCATGAGCCGGTCGAGAGCGGCCCGTTCGTTCTCGTATGCCCGCTCGCCCGCTTCGCGCTTGAGCCGCTGCAGCCGCTCCATATGGCGCAGGAATGCCGCCTTATCGAACCATTCATGTGGCGGCGTCGCCCGCAGATCGTGCTGCTTCTGCGGTTTCGGCTCCTGCGTAAGGCGGTGTCTAACTCGCCGCAGGCCGTCGAGGAGGATTTGGTTAACCCGAGCAGCGCTGATGCCCTCTCCCGCACCAACGTCCCGCAGCGTGTCATCGTGCTTGAATCGCGCGCAGAGGATGCGGCGCTGGCGCGCATCCAATCGGTCAAACTGCCGGCGAAGATCCAGCCGCCGGATTAGCTGGTCTTCATAGGCATTCACACAACCCGCTGCTCCGCCAACTGCATAGCGTCCTCGAAGAGCTGCACCACCCGCTTGCGCGATCCCCGGTCGTTGTACTGCGATATCGACAGAATCCGCTGTCGGTCATCGCGGGCCGTATCAGGCAAAGCCGGATAAACGTAGGCCAGTGCCAGCCTGGTCGTCTCCTCACGGTCCCAGTCCGTTGCCACCAGCAGCCACCCAATGGCGCAATGCGCCTGTTCCGGTCGGCCGCCGATCTCACGCCCGCCAATCGCCTGGTTCGACCAGCGGCCACGGCTCTTCACGCCCTCCAGCGCCACCTTCAGCTTTGCCAAGTCAGACAGCAGTCCATCCGGCAACCCATCAAACGGCATCTGTGATCCTCCTGCTTATGCCACGCGCCATGCCGCTGCGCGCTCCCGCTGCGCCTGGCTGCGCCATGCCTTTTCCCAACTATCGCCCGTGTCCTCCACCGCCCGCGGCGGCTGCATCTCACGCACACCAAGGCACAGATAGCGCGCGGCGTCCGCACCGTGGCTAGCGTGATCATGCACCGGACTGCTGCGCCATGTCTGCCCGGCCTCGTTCCACTCGCGCCGGTAATGCCGCAGCGCGTTGATGCCCTTGGCGCATCGCTCCGCATCGAACCACGCCCTGGGCAACACCATCCGCACCGCGTTGATCCCGTCTGCGACGCTGTGCTGACGCACGATGCGCCACGGCTGCAGCCCAAGGCTCGTCAGCACCTCCGTCCGGCTCATGCCGCTGCCCAACTCCTTCACCGCGGCGTCGTGCGGCAGCAGGTGCATCGCGTAGTCACGGTAAGGCTTGGCACGTATCTGGTCGGTGTAGTGCGTCAGCCCAGCGCCGCTGTCCTCGATGTAGTCGATCAGCCGCCACTGCCCGCTCCAGGTCACCTGCGCGAACCAGATGGCGGTGCTGTCGGCGACACCGAGATCCCAAGCGGTCCACACCGGCAGGTCCGGATCGTACGGCACCGCGGTGATGCGTCCCTCGGCCTCGGCCGCCTGCATCAGCTTGCCGTAATACGATCCGCTATTCGGTGACTCGAAGGAGACCTCGAGTTCCTGGGCGAACTCCTCGTCGCTCATTTCCGTTCTGAGGCGGTCTATCGCCTCGTCGGACAGCACGCCGGTCTTGCGATAATCCAGCAGGTAGCTGCTGTATCCGGGCGTCGTCTTGGCCCGGTCGTAGGCTGCCTGCAGCACGCCGCGCCCTTTCGGCGTCCCCGAGCGTACCAGCGTCCCGTTGCGGTCGGCGAGCATCGGCTCAATCACCAGCGGGACCAGGCTGGGCGGTGTGTCGTCATACTCATCGACCACCACCAGGTCGGCGCCGCCACCGCGCCACGAATCGACGTTATCCGCGCCGCCGGCCTGGAACACGCCTCCGTTGGGCAGTCTGACCGACAGTTCGGATCGCCGGACCACGGCGCCCGGAATGGCGTCAGCCGCCGCCGCTAGCTGGTCCCACAGCCCGGTGCGGTGCCACATCACGCCGTAGGGCAGGATATGCACCACGCGAGGGTTGGGCTTTCGCTCGAGCAGCGCCCGCTTCAGGCCCATCCACATCAGCGCCGTGGACTTGCCGGCCCGACGATGGACCACGGCCACGATGCGCGGCGCCGGGTCTTCCATCATTTCCAGTTGCCAGGGCCGCGGCGCGAATGGCAGCGCAATCCGCCGCCTGGCGGCCGGTTGTGTTTCGGACATGACGGGATTTGACGGAGTTTGACGGACCCGCTGACGGGACCGTGCGTGGGGTTAAGCGGCGGTGAGCGGGCCGGCCGGCGGTGCAACACCGGGCCGGCCCTGGCCCGCACCCCGGAGGCGATCCAGGCGCGGGCTTTGGCGATTATGGCGGCCGATTAAGGCAGCGCTGCATATGGCGTGGTAAGCAACTGGGTGCGGACGAGGTAGCAATCCGGGCAGATCGGCGGACAGTCAGGTCGCGCCAGGAACTCTGTGCCGCATTGCATGCAGCGGTGCTGTGTAGCCTCCTGATCGGCGCTGCACCGCAGGCACTCGGAAGCGTCCAGCCAGCGGGCGCCGCATTTCTGGCAACGGAAAATCATCTGGCCACCTCTGCAAACGACCGTTTACGGGTGACTTGTTGGTTTGTACGTCATGGCGCCGCAGCCCTGGCCCAGTATCTCCTGGCGCCGGTTCTCGGCCGCCTCGGCGAGCAGCCAGAGCGCGTGTGCGATCAGCGCCGGATCGGCGTCGATGCGCGCGGCGTAGGCCTGGAACGACCTGATGTGATCCCCGGCGAGTGCCACCAACTGGCGCTCCAGATCCTCGCCGGTCACCGCTGTACCTGGAGGCACCGCTTGGGCCGCCGCCGCATCTTCAGCGGCTCGTCCTGGAGCGCGCTGACCGCCACCCACCACGCGATCCTCTCCTGCTTCGGCGCCCCAGGCTCGCGCCAGACCCGCACCAGCGCCTGCGAGCCGGTCTCGTGCAGCACCTCCACCT